CATTGGTAACGCTGGCGGTGGTGGGGCACGAGTTAACTCTGCAACGGCAAACACTGGAACAGCTTTTGCAGACATTACAACAACAATTGATAGCACTGGCTCTAGTGGAACAAATGCTAACTATCAGCCATACATTACTGTCTATATGTGGAAGCGCACAGTATGATGATGCAAGACCCTAAATATCGCATTACTCATCACTTCAGTGATGGGTTGTATGCCAAGGAGTCATTCTTCACTGCTGGAATGAGCATCTTGAAGCATACGCATGACTTCAGTCATTTGTCCATATTGGCGCATGGCAAGGTTGCTGTATTGCGTGGTACTGAGATTGATATTTATTCTGCGCCAGCGTGTATTGAGATTGAAAAAGGATTGACTCATGGAGTCAAAGCGATAACAGACTGTGTTTGGTTTTGTATTCATGCCACTGACGAGAAAGACCCGTCTAAAGTGGATGAAATTTTGATTAAGGGAGATTGATATGCCAGCAGCATTTATAACAGCAGGAGCTAGTTTACTTGGTGGTTATATGCAAGGTGAGGCTACTAAGAGTGCGGCTGAACAATCAGCACGAGCGCAACTTGAGTCTGCACGAATTGCGGCTGAAGCCGCTAAGTTTCGCCCTGTTGGGATAACTAGTCGTTACGGCACTTCCAACTTCCAGTTTGACCCTAGTGGTTATCTAACTGGTGCTGGTTACACAGTCAGCCCTGAACTACAAGCATATCAAGACCGCTTACAGGCTCTTACAGGCGGTGCTTTGACTCAAGCTGAGATGGCACAACAACAGTATGCGCCACTGCAACAAAGTGCTACAGGATTGTTTGGATTGGGTCAGCAGTACCTACAGCAGACTCCTGAGCAAGTTGCATCTCAATATATGCGTCAACAACAAGATTTGCTTGCGCCTAGCCGTGAAAGACAAATGGCTCAGTTGCAAAACCAGTTGTTCCAACAAGGTCGTGGTGGTTTGTCTGTGGGTGCTACAGGTGCTAGACCTAGCGGTGCGGCTGGTTTGGGTGCTACGACTCCTGAGATGGAAGCCTATTACAACGCATTGGCGCAACAAGACTTGCAATTGGCTTCACAGGCTCAACAAGCTGGTCAGAAGAATGTGGCTTTTGGCGCAGGATTATTGGGTTCTGGCGCTGATTTAATGAGTCAGTATCAAGCTGGTCAAGTCGGTGCATTAAGCCCATTCAGTGCCTATTTGGGTGCTGGTTCAACCATTGAATCTCTTGGTCAACAACCTTTGGAGTTAGGTTCAGCCCTTGGTGGTCGTGCGGCTACTGCTGGTGGAAATGTTGGTCAGGCATTGCTTACTGGTGGATTGGGTGCGGCAAAGACTATTCAAGGTGCGGCTGGAACAAGTGGGATTGGACTTGGGTTGATGAACTTGGGCAGAAGTCCTGAGTTTGGTACTGGTGTTGCTAATTGGTGGCAACAACAAGGGTTTGGTGGTGGTTCTCCTACAACTGCGGCTGGATATGGAATTTCTCCAAATGTTTGGGAAGGTTATCTAGGTACAACACCATCAGCTAATTTGACTAGAAGTCCATTTGGCACATAAAGGAATAAATCATGGCAACATCCGACATCTTAGGTTTATTCGCAAGCCCACAACAATATGAGCAACAGCGTCAGGCGGCTATGGAGGCTCAAGCCTTGCGTATGGCAGAACTCAACCCTATGCAACAAGGACAGTATGGTATTGCTCTTGGCGCACAGCAATTAGGTCGTGCCATTGGTGGGGCTTTGGGTGGTGTTGACCCACAGTTGCAGAAGATCACTCAGCGTCAGCAATTGCTTGGCATGATTGACCCAAACAATCCTGATTCTTATGCTCAAGCAATTCAAGCGGCACTACAAACTGGTGACCAAGAAGCGGCATTTCTTTTGCGTAATGAGATGATGCGTGTCAAGCAACAGGCTCAAGAACAGCAATTGACTCAGTTCAAGACAGAAGATTATCTGACTCAGCGTGGCTTGGGTATGCAAGCCAGAGGTCTTGAGGCACAAGCACAGGAGTTAATTGGTCAGATCAAGAACCCTGATGGCACAATCAATGAGCAAGTTAAAGCTCAATTGATGTCATTCCCTCAAGGTCAAGCCGCAATATCTCAACTTGCAAAAATAATTCCTGACTTGCGTAAGATTGGTGCTATGGGTGTGCCAGAGGAAGACCCATTCAAGGTATTCCTTGATGATCCAACCATCCCTGAAACTGTGAAGATTAGCGCAAGACAATATTCAAGCACTTTTGAAAAGGGATTAATTGACCCTGAAAAAATTGATGGCATAGTCACTAAGCTGGCAGACACGGCTCAGCGCATTAATCAATTCGATCAGGCGCAACAGCAAATCAAAGCCAATCAAGATTCAATGGCGGCTATGAGAGCGCAAGGTCTTGAGAACTCAGCGGCATATCTTGCGATGGCACAGGCGCAAGCTAAGTTGGCAGAACAACAAAACGCATTCAATCAAAGAATGAGATTGGATGAGGCTGATCGTAAGCGTCAAGAGTCTATTGACAAGGCAGATGCAAAGAGAAGAGAAGCAGAGCAAAAAGCAGAAGAGAAGAGAAATAAACCTCTTAGAGCAGACTTGGCTAAAGATGAAGAAGCTGATTACGCAAAGGCAAGTGAGGCTAGAAACCTTGCTATTGAAGCAAATGACTATGTAAACAGCATCAAGGCTGGCAATATCAAGTTTGGATTGAAAGATCGTGCTTCTATTGCGGCTAGAAGTCTATTGGGGTCAAATGACCCTGATGTAGTTGCAAGAAATGACTTTGAGAGGTTCAAGACTCGCCTTGTCAATGAATCTTTGCGCCTCAACAAGGGTACTCAAACAGAGGGTGATGCACAGCGTTCAATCAAAGAGTTGCAAGGTGCTGAGTCTGAGGTTGATGCCGCTAAAGCAATCAACACACTGGCTCAACTTAACGCTAGAAAAGTTGCAGATGCACAGAAATCAATTGAAAGACGCAGAAGGAATGCAAACTTAGCATTGCCTGAAGTACCAATTGAGACATTGAATTTTGAACCTCACACATTCACGCAACAAGATGTTGACTCATTCTTGAAGAATCCTAAGTATCCTAAAGGCACTATTTTTGTTGACCCTAAAGGGGTTAGAAGGGTGAAACCATAATGGTAGATTACACAACACTGCCCTTGGCTGATGATGTTGAAGCATCTAACGCAAAAGCTATTCAGTCAACCTTTGCACCCAAAGTAACCTATAACCCACTTGTTGAGACTGTTAGGTCTGTGGGTCAAGGTGTAACCTTTGGCACTTTGGATGAACTTGAGGCGGCATTACGCACAGGCTCTATCAGCAATGATGAGTATGTGAAGTTGCGTGACCAGTTGCGAGGTCAACAAAGACAGTTTGGTGAGGACTTCCCTGCTATTAAGACTCCTGCTGAGTTGGCTGGTGGATTCGCTGTTCCTTTTGGTGCGGCTCGTCAGGTTCAAAGATTAGCACCAGAGGCGCAAGCACTGGTAACTGGCACAACCACAATGGGTCAGGTTGGTAGAGCCACTGCTTTAGGCGCAGGAACTGGTGCATTGTCAGGGTATGGCTATGCTGAGAAAGATGCTGGCTCAGAGGCGGCAATGGGTGGTGTTTTTGGTGGTGTATTGGGTGGTACTGTTCCTATCGTCATAAACAAAGCTGGCTCAGTTATCAAGAATGTCCTGAACTCTGCTGGCATTGGTGACCAAGCAACAGCATCTTCCAAGATGTTGGCTAGTTACATGGAGAAGGACAATCTCACGCCTCAAGAGGCTCAACAAGCACTCGATGAATTGAGAAGAATTGGTGTGCCTAACCCTGTCATTGCCGACTTGGGTGCGAACTTAAAAAGTTTAGGATACAACGCTTATGTGGTTCAGTCTAAAGCCAAGGGTGCTACTGAGGAGTTCCTTGCAAGTAGACTGATTGACCAACCTAGCGATATTGTCAAAGGATTGGTTCAAAAGGCAGGGTTAGCTAAAAATATCAATGGCTTTGAGTATTTAGAGGGACTTATTGAGTCTCAATCTTTAAAGGCAAGTACGGCATACCCAAATGCCTACAGCATGGACATTGATGCAAGACCATTCAGAGAATACATTGACAGAGATGTATTTAAAAACGCATATAAAAATGCAGTAAGAAGTGCAGATACCAAGGGCATCAAATTACCTAGCTTGGATGCTATCCGCAATGCTCAATCAGTTCCCACAGAGATACTGCATAAGATAAAAATTGGTCTTGACCGAGTGATTGAAGCAGAAACAGACGCTGTAACAGGCAAGGTTTCTAGCTATGGTCGTGATGTCATCAATGTCAAGAATGAATTTAACGACAAAATCAAGGCACTCAATAACGATTACAAATTAGCCAATGCTGAATTTGCTGACGCTTCACGCATCAAAGAAGTGTTTGAGATGGGGCAAAAGTACCAAGCACTTGACCCTAAAGAGGCGGCATCTAAGATCAAGAAGATGAACAATGACGAGAAAGAAGCGTTCAGACTTGGCATGATGGCAGACATCAATGCAAGACTTGGTAAATACAAAGGTGGAGACTTCACCAGAGAGATATTCAAGTCTGACAACCAGAAGTTGCTTATTCGTAACGCATTCACTGACACTGTTGACGCTAATGGCAAAGTCATTAAGTCAGCACAGGATGCTTACACCGAGTTCTCTCAATATGTAAAGGGCTTGACCGATCAAAGCAAGACCGCCAAGAAGATCATTGGCGGTTCACCTAGCGGTGAGCGTATTGCCAGTACAGATCAAGCTAGAGAGATGGCTGGTATGGCTCAAAGTGCGGCAACTGGTGATGTATTTGGATTGATGAGAGCCGCTGGCTCATCATTGTTGGCAAGAGCAAAAGGCATCAGTAGCGAGTCATCTGAAATATTGCAGAAAAAGCTGTTCAGTGCTGACCCGATAGAACAACGAGCAATCCTTGCTGAGTTGAATCGCAGAGCAAGAACACCCAAGACAGGTTTGTTATCTGGTGCGGCTAGTGTTGGTACTACCACTGGTATCTTAGGAGACTGAAATTGACCCAATCAGCATTTGCCTCCTTGCGGCAGGACTTGTTAAACAAATTCAAGCTGGCTGTGAACTTTATAAGCAAGCAAAAGAGTCTTTTGTTGAGATTAAAAACACTGCTGATGAGGTTGTGGCTATCGGCAAGGAACTTGGTGGCTTCTGGAGCAAGCTACGCAAGTTCTTTGCTGGTAGCCCAAAGCCTCAAGTTGCAAAGCCTGTGGCTAAGTCTAAGAAATCGAATTATGTCGCTGTTGACGAAACCCAAGTAAAAGTTGATATTGTCAAGAATCTGACTGAGTTTTTCAGGCTTCAAGAGCAATTGGCGGCACACATCAGAGAAGAAGAAGAGAAGAGTCTGACAGTCTATGACCCTGACCAGAACCACATGGAGGCGGCTTTAAAGAGGGTAATGGCACAGCAAGAGATGGATGCGTTGGTGGTGCAGATTCGTGAGTGCATGGTGTATCAAAGCCCTCCTGAGATGGGTGCACTGTACTCAGAAGTCTTTAGCATGAAAGACAAGATTGATGAGGAGCAAACTCAGGCAAGGTTGAAGGAAGAGGCTAAGAAGAGGCAAGAGCAATGGCTACGCAAAGAGGAAGAAAGAAACCTACAAGCAAAGCTAGGAGCAGTAACAGTGACTTTTATATTCCTCCTGTACCTGTGGCTGTGGCTGTGGTTCGTAAGTCGTTGGGGGAAGAATTGATGGGTTGGATTGCGGCTTGCGTACTGATTGCTCTTTTGTTGCCAATCATGGGCATTCTTTATCTTGACATCTTGGAGACTAAGAATGAGGCAAAGTCTCAAGTTGAAAAGGTTGAGAAATTGAGAAGACAGGTTGAACAGAAGGAAAGGGAGAAAGAGAAATGAAAATAGTTTGCTTGATGGCACTGGTTCTATTGTCTGCCTGTGAAGACAGGTTCAGATACCCTTGCCAAGACCCTCAGAATTGGCAAAATACCGAATGTAAACCCCCGATCTGTACCGCCACAGGTACTTGTCCAGAGCAACTCGTTAAACCTGAACAGGAGAAAAAGTAATGCCAACAGTAGGATACAAACCAAACAACCGAATGACCGCTGAAGAGATTGAAGTCCGAATTTGGGCAATCGTCATCTTCTCCCTGACCATGATTCTCCTTGGCTCTGTGGCTATGTTCCTCTACAGCGTTTCATTCGTGACGCAACCAATGTCAGGCATGGCGGCAATTGACAAGGTATATACACAGCAAATCAATACCATCATGGTGTTTATCACTGGTGTTTTGGGTGGTGTGGCTGGTCGTAGTGCTGTCTCAGCCAGTGCCAAGGCGATAGCCAAGGCAGATGCTGACGCTGACTCAGAGCCACCAACACCATGAGCCTATTCAACCCTTATGTGATTCTTGGCATCGTCTTGGCGGTGCTAGGTTCGTTTGGCAGTGGGTACTGGAAAGGCTCAAAGGATGAGGTAACTCGTCAGCAACTTGAGATTGCCCAACTTAACGCTGAAGCTAGGCAGAAGGAACAAATTCTAGTTTCAGCAATTCAAACCCAAACCACTAAACTTCAGAAAGCAAATCAAGATGCCAAACTTGCTCAACAAAAGCGTAATGCTGACATTGACTCTGGTTCTTTGCGGTTGCGGATTCCTGTCAAAGCAACCCACTGCCCCATACAAGCCACCACAGATACCGCCCCT